TGCTGTTTGCCGACGCATGGTTGGAAGATAGTCAGTGCCGCGACCCAGAAACTCACGTCATGTTGAATCGTGATTTGCTGAACCAGAAGTTGGAAGAAATCGAAAAGGCAGCAGGCATCACCAATGCCAAAGACTTCCGAAACGAAATTGTGACATATTGCTTAAAATATAAGTCAAAACACGAAGGTGTATCGCCAGCATGGGATGCCTACGAAAAAATGAAGACTGTGATTGAGAAGCGTATGTTCTCAGCGACTGAGCAGATTATGCCTGTAATTGCTTTTGGTCCAAAGCAAGACAAAGACACACAAGAGAAACACGACGGATTTGTAAAGCGAATGGTTGATCGCGGATACACTGAGAATCAGGTAAAAACCCTAGTTTCGTGGTTTACGAATAATCGAAAGAACAATAGTTAATGTATTGGGTTTATGCGCATTTTACTGCTGATACCGATTCGGTATTTTATATTGGTAAAGGCGTAACAGGTAGATGTTCTTCTAAACGTTCAAGATCTGATTTTTGGAAGAACATCGCAACCAAACACGGTTGGTATTTCGTCATTTTGTTTCGAGGCACAGAAGATCAATGTATTGCCGAAGAAAAAAGATTGATCAAAAAGATTGGACGTCGAGATCTTGATTTAGGACCTCTAGTAAATCTGACTGATGGCGGCGATGGACTTAAGAACCCTTCGGCATTCACACGATCTTTAATGTCTGCTGCCAAACTTGGAAAACCAATGAGCTATGCAGGAAAAGAAGCGAGGCGCGGGAAACACGCAAGTGCTGACACACGTCTTAAGATGAGACAATCTCATCTTGGGAAGATTAGATCTAAGGAACATTGCGAAAATTTGCGAATTAAGAGAAGTGACGAAACAAAAAAGAGAATAAGTGAATCTCATTTAGGGTCAAAGAACCATTCGGCACGATCTATAATTTTGACAAATATGTCAGGCATAGAAGAGAAATTTGATTGCGCAAAAGACGCTATTAACAAATATGGTCTACACCAAAGCGAAGTTTCTAAGTGTTGTCGAGGCATTAGGACTTCTCACCGCGGTTTCAAAATAAGGTTCTCAGAATGAGCAACATTACCCCAGTATCAACAACTTTCATTTTTGTCGATAGACGAAAGACCGGGCGCGGCAAGTCTCTCCCGAATCGCCAAAAGCTGCTGAAGCGAATCAAAGACAGCATCCGCGCAGCTAAACCTGAAGACATCGACTCTGGTGGTGTTCAGGGCACGGTCAGTCCATCTAAGCAAAATGCCAACCCTGTAAAGGTGGCACGCGCCGCATTGTCTGAACCGACATTCCACTATGCCAGAGGTACTGGCGAGATAGAAATTGTTTTGCCTGGGAATGATCACTGGTTGAAGGGCGACGAATTTCCAGTTGCCGGCGACGATGATAGCAGTGGCGGTGGAAGTGGTGGCGGTGGTGAAGATGACTTTGTCATTAACATCAGTCGTTCAGAATTCCTCGATGTCTTCTTCGAGGAATGTGTTCTTCCAGATCTTGAGCAATCGTCCGATCGAGAAATCCCTGAAGCAGTTATGAAACCTGCTGGTTTCCAAAAGGAAGGAACACCAGGTCAACTCAGCGTTATTCGATCGTATCGCAATTCGCTTGGACGTCGACGTGCTCTGACATTCGACAATCGAGAAGAATTGGCGACGCTACAAGCGCGTCTCGATGATCTGATGACTAGTGACCTTCTTCGCGACAGCATGCCGCATGATGAGTGGTCGAAAGAGGTTTCCGAGATCACTGAGAAAATTGTTGCTATCAAAACAAAGATCGCTGCTGTGCCTCTCTTTGAGAAGGTTGACCATCGCTATCGCAAGACCGAACGTGTGATGGTGAAGTCCGCTGAAGCGACTTTGATCATGATCATGGACATCTCTGGGTCGATGGACGAGAACAAGAAGCGTTGCGCTCGTAAATTCTTCTCACTTCAGTATGCCTTCATCAAGCGGAAGTATCCAAACACCGATCTGGTGTTTATCTATCACACCGATGAAGCAGAAGAAGTTAGCGAAGAGGAATTCTTTACCACTCGCAAGAATGGTGGCACAACGATTTCTCCAGCGATCGCGCTTGCCCATAGGATCATCAAAGAGCGCTATGACCCAGCACAAACGAACATCTACCTGACCTATGCTGGTGATGGCGATAACTGGGGTGATGACAACCGAGATGTTCTTACAGAGTTTGAAGATCGCGGGTTATTATCTAAACTTCGACACGCCGTTTACGTTCAAGTCGGTGAAGAGATTGATGGATGGGGCGGTGTGCCAAGCGGGCAATCAAAGTTCTGGACACTCATGCAATCCATCTCGAATACCTCTCGAAAGATGCATCAGGTAAAGATCGAAGATGAGTCTGAAGTTTTCACCGCCTTCAAGAAGGTCTACGGCAACTCAAAGTCAAACAGAGATTAACATGACAGAACCATTGCTGATTACTTCTCACACGGACTGGACGCAAGATCTGATCGAGCGCGTCTACAAAGAGATCGAAAAGATTGCCTATGAAGAACTCGAGTTGGAAGGGTTGGTTTATCCAAATCAACTTGAGATCATTACGGCAGAGCAGATGATTGATGCTTACGCGTCCATCGGACTCCCAGTTCACTACAACCATTGGTCATTCGGTAAGGATTTCCTGCGCACTCAGCAGGCATACGAGAAGGGTCGCCAAGGTCTCGCATACGAGATCGTGATCAATAGTTCGCCGTGTATCTCTTACCTAATGGAAGAGAACAGCATGATGATGCAAGCGCTCGTTATTGCGCACGCAGCATTCGGTCACAATGCCGTCTTCAAGAACAACGAATGTTTTAAGCAGTGGACTAATGCCGGGTCAATCGTCGATTACATGTCATTTGCTCGCGACTACATTCGCAAATGCGAAGATCGCTACGGACCAGAAGCAGTTGAGATGGTGTTAGATGCTGCTCACGCTTTGGCACCACATGGCGTTGACAAGTTCAAGCGCAAGCACAAACCAAAGTTGAATGAAGAACTTCGTTTGAAGAAGTTGATTGACGACGAAAATCGTCAGCAAGCAGAACTCGACATTGTTTTGAAGAAGACTTCATTTCGTGACACCGAAATAGAAGACGCAGAAGTTGATGACACCGAAGACGAAGAGAACTTGCTCTACTTCATCATGAAGAAGTCGCCAAACCTCGAACAATGGAAACGCGAGATCATTCGGATTGTTTACAAGATCAATCAGTATTTTTATCCGCAAGGACAGACGCAGAACCTGAATGAAGGTTTTGCCTCGTTCACTCACTACTACATCATGACTCGTCTGGAAGAGAAGGGCATTCTTTCGTCAGATGCGTTCATCGCTTTCCTCGATAGTCACGCTGGCGTGCTGTATCAACCTGAGTACAACAAGCGCTGGTACAGCGGCATCAACCCATATGCCCTTGGATTCAACATTCTGATGGATGTGAAGCGTATCTGCGAAAAACCGACTGAGGAAGATCGCGATTGGTTCCCGCACCTGATTGGCAAGCGTTGGCAAGATGCGATTAAGGAAGCGGTGTTTGAACATCGCGACGATAGTTTCATTATGCAATACTTGTCACCGAATGTGATTCGCAAGATGGGTCTGTTCAGTGTCAATGTGACAGAAGACCTTGAGAATTTTGAAGGTCAAAAGGCGGTTGTGTCTGACATTCACGATGAGGCAGGGTACAAACAAATTCGCATCAACCTCGCCCGCAGCTACGAACGAATCAACCGTGTTCCGCAGATTGCCGTAACTGGCGCAGACCTTGAAGGCGATCGCACTCTTTACCTCGAATACATTCCGTATATGGGACGAAAGTTAGATCGCGAAACTGCTGAATCGGTCGCAGACTACATCGACTTTCTCTGGGGTTACCCAGTGGAACTAGACGACGGCGAACCAGACGAAGATTAAACAGTACCGGCGTTGATCTCAGCAATAACAGTGTGAATCAACGCTCTCATATTTGATTCGAACATTTGTCCAGCGGCAACAACTGCTTCTGATGAAGTTGGCGGGATAGTTACAGTGCCAGTAGATCCAACAACCACATCAGCAAATTCTTGATTTGCCGGTTGTCTAAAACTTGCTGGCATAAATCCGGCAATGTGTTTTTCAATATCCGAACCAAGAACAGGTTTTGGGATTGAAAGAACGCTCTCAAAACCTGGTTCGTTCTTTGAATACTTCACGACCAAAGTGTTTGTCTCATCGTCACGTGAAATGACTTCCCAGTTAAATTGCGTTGACATACTTATCCTTCATTTTAAGATACTGAACCGTACCGTGTTCCAACAACCGATACGGTAAATCCTGCTACACCAACAATAGCAGCACCTCCAGCACCTCCATTTGTAGCAGCCCAGTCACCTGGCCACGCAGAACCCCAATCGCCGTATGCGCCCCAGTTACCACCAGGTCCTGAGTTGCCGTGTCCACTTGGGACTAATCCAGGTCCAGCGCCAGCGAATGTACCTGGATAGCTTCCGAAATTGCCACCACCGCCAGCAGAGTTGGTGCGACCTGTTCGTCCTCCACCACCGCCTGGTGAACTTACTTGAACAACAGAATAAGCACCACCGCCACCGCCACCACCGCCACCAATTGTTCCGTAGTTGAAGAGTTGAATTGGTGATGCCGCAGGCAATGTACCGGAGTAAACAATCGCTGGTCCACCTGGCAATCCATCTGTATATGGTGTGTCCATGATCACGCCAGAATATTTTCCACCACTCGTGTCATGGTGTCCGGTGTTTCCGTTTCCGCCAGCGCCACCCATGCCGATGATGTATCCATAGTTATAGATCCGAACAATACTTCCTGATGGAAGCGCGGACCCAATTGCTAATGCCGGGATCGCAGTATTATTTGAACTCACAACAATTCCAGAATTGATCGTGACATCCATTCGAACAGGAACAATCCCATCCCATCCAAGACTTGTAAGTAGTGTGATTAGGTTTAGATTAGTTGTGTCTACAGAAATTGTGTATGCCGTGGTGAACACCTTTTCTTGATTGCGAAATGTCCCAACGCTCAATGGACCAGATGGCGCAACAACTCCGTACCCGCCATCACCCTGTGAGGCAGGCACATTGACACCACCGCGATAATATTCGCTGAGAGCAATAGGGTTAGCACCACCAAAATTCGTTTGGATTGCTGAAAGACCGACGTTTGTAATTGGGACTGTCATAATGTTGTATTGCTATTCGGATTATTTAGCAGCGCTTTCAAGAGCGACGATTCGCGCTTGAAGTTCCTTGATTGCTTCGATCAGCACCGGCACCAACTTGTCATAAGCAACTGTCTTGTATTTTTCGCCTTCGAGTTCAATTGACTCTGTGACGATTTCTGGAAGAACTGCTTCAACCTCATTTGCCAGAACGCCGATATCGCGTCTGCCCGCCTTGAGTTCAGTGTGTGCGAAACCCTGCTTCCAAGTGAATCGAACGCCATTTAGCTGATTGATAATGTCGAGAGCATTCGCGATAGGTTTTACATCGCGTTTGAGACGCGGGTCAGAATACGCTGTGACGTTGCCAGCGGCAACCATATTACCAGACGGATCAGAGTACCAAGACCACACGCCGCGTGACCATCCGCCAAGACCAAAGTATCCGTCAGCACGCACACCAAGTTTCACGGCATAGGCATCATTGTAGAATGTCATACCGGCAAGATTTGCGTCGCCTGTGCCTGTTGATCGAGCAACAAAACTACCGCGAGCAACAGTATCAGAAGCCATTGTCAGACTTGATGTAGAACCAGTCAGTGTGCCTGTCATTGCCTGCGTACCATCAATCTTCAACAGTGATGAAGTGTCTTGTGTGCCAGTTGATGCGAACCAAGTGTCAGTTGCTGTTTTCAGCAATGTCATAATGCCGCGAACAATGATTTGTCCGCCAGACGCCCAAGGTGCCGATGTACCAGCAAGATAGACAGTCAATCCCGTGGTGTTCAACGTGATTGGACCGCTACCATTATTAGTGATAGAAATAATGGTATCAACTGGGATTGGTACAGCAGCATTTGTCGGAACCGTGATTGTCTGCGCCCCAGTGTTGGCACTAAGAATGTTCTTACCAGAATCACTTGCCGCGATTGTGTAATTGTTTGACTGCGGATTCTGCTCTAGAGTTAGTGAGCCAGCATTGAGCGCGGCACGAGCGGCATTTGCCGTAGTCGCGCCAGTACCGCCAGAAGTAATTGGCAGTGCTGTGCTAAGCGAAACAAGACCATCAATGAAGGTTGTGTTGCCGCGAATGTAATTGTGGTAGACACCGCCGGTCAAGAAACCGAAGTGAGTCTTATTGTCGCCTTGTGCTACCCCGTATGCCCCAGTTGAAATGAATGCGTTGGACGCTGTCGGTACTTGCCCAGAGATTGATGTCCCACTTGAGAACAACAAATTGCCGGTCATTGTGTCACCAGATTTCAGAATCGCATCAACGATCCCATATCCAGACAGCGTTGTTGGTTTACCAGTCACGCTAGCAAATGCTGGCGTAATAGTGACACCAGCACCAGCAGATACGATTCTTCCCTTTGAATCAACAGTGAATGGGGTAATTGCCGTTGAAACATTGTTATACGTACCAGCAACTACGCCTGTGTTTGTCAGCGCGAGCTGTGCGGATGTTGTAGTGATCGTTGCTTCCGAAGCATTATTCGTAGTCACCATCAAACCACCGCCAGGATACAGGTCAGCGATCAGCGCGCTGTTGCCGTCGAATGCTAATCCGGCGCCTTCCTTGACTGCGACTTCGCCGCCAACGCCGAGAGTGATACCACCACCGGCAGTATTGACAACAGGTCCAGATGATGGAATAAAGTTGATTGGGTCTACGCCAACAGACGTAATGATGTTGTTCTGAATCCAAGTAGATTTTCCTTGTGCTGTACCTTCAAGAATGTACAACGCGGATGTTGTAATCGCTTCAGCGGTAGCATAATCCGGCGCGCGAGACCAAGCGCCTGCTGACGCCAGATAGATACCATTTTCCGCTGGGACCGATTGGTCTTTAACCAACACACGCTCGCTCGTGGCAAGTGAGACACCGTCAATCAATAAAAGACCGCCAGCACCAAGATCGATGTTTGCTGTTGTAGCTGCTCTTGCTGGTTCAAACCAGTGCATACCGTTGACAAGACTATCAACATAGTCTTTGCGAGCTGCGTCAGAAGGATTCACCGGAGTAGCAAGACCAGTAACTGTGAATCCACCGGCATTCAAATTGCCAGTCATCGCGATTGAACCATTGCGATTCAATTTATTTGATTCAAGACCTGCGAGCAGAGTTGCGATGGTGCTAGACAATGCGGCAGCGCCTGATAATTGATTAATATCTGCCGCAAGAATGCCGCCAACTTCAATCCCGTCGAGCAGAGTATTTTGCGCAGTCGAAAGATGGAGTGAACCATTTGTCGCGTGAGTATTCAAATTAGTTTGAACTGCCGGGACAGTGATTGTTTCGAGTGTCGTCAAACGACCGTCTTGAACACCGTTTGCCGTAACAATACCATCAATCTGACCTTGGACAGATGATGTCACTGGCGTGGCACCAGCAAGGTAATTAACCTGAGTGAACGATGCTGTCAAGCCGTCAAGAAATGTATTCTGCGATGCTGACAAGTGAAGGCTAGCGTCTGACGCGTGAGAACCAGTATTCGACACAATTGTGTTCAACTGGTCTTGGATCAACGCGTTAACGCCGGCCAGACAATTGAAATTGAACGGAGTAACCGTTGAAAGATTAATACTGTCTAGAAATGTATTTTGCGTCGCAGTAATGTGTTGAATTGTATCGTAGATGTGATTGCGCGGAGACTGTTCCCCTTCAGCAAACATCTGCATCCAGATACCGTCCGTACCCATCGCAAACAGACCTGGTTGAAGTGTCAAGAACGGTGGGTTTGGATCCGGCAACGCAGAACTCAGGTAAAACAGTTCACCAGCATTTGCTGCGACCGGAAAGTCTGAACCACTAGCAATAGTGGCATTTACGATCGAAGAACCTTCAACGATATTTGGGCGATCAATAAGCATTCTATGTCTCTTTGAAATTGTGCTGTTATGTATTTATGGCAAACAGCACTATCGTCATTTGATCAGTTAATGCATTTATCCGTATTTCCCATATCGTATAAAGTATGTGCCGCGTGGTAGATGTTAGGCCAGCTATTTAGGCAGGTGCTTTCACTTCAAGACTAATAATAGCCCCAGCAGAATTAGCACCGCCCCAAGTCCATGACATGTTGTGAGCTGTATCTACGTCTTTAACTTCGTAATCATATACAACCACGCGCATCGGCAAAGGTCCTGGCACATTAAAAATATCGCGAATATGCAAGCTGGCAGGATTAGTAACCGAGACAACATTAAAGCTAGCATCCTGAATAGTGCCTGCAATCATCCCCAAGCCTACGCCATTCGGCGTTTCATTAGCCGGTTGCCAAAATGCCGGAGCCCAATCAACAGGACCGTATGCTGTGTGCAATTCTATTGTTGACGAAAATGCGATTACGGCATACGTCGGTACAGCAAATGCAGCTATAGCACAAGCCTCTACATAATCAATCGGGTCAAATGAAATTGATACCACCGAAGAAGGCGTCACATTTGCCGGAACATCAAAATAAAAAGCCCCAGATTCGAAATTTACTTCTGGCCCCGACGACATGTCATTAGAGGTCTGCACTTTGGTGATGGTGGAGCCGCCAACTGATGCACTCGACATGATAATCGTTGATGGGACGGCGAGAGCGGAAACCGCCGCTCTCGCCGTTGAAAAAATGAAAATTCTACGCGATGCCGGCGAGGTCCCGAAGTTAAGATTCATTGTCATCTGCGATCCGCCCGCAGTAGATGTTGCATGCCCGATGTATGTAGCGGATGTCAAAGGCGGTAAAACATTTGAAGCACCACGAAAGCCAGCAAGAGATATAAGACCGCTTGTCGGAACATTAGGCGCACCGCCGCTAACAATACCGGCACCACGGTAAAGAGATGCCATATCAGTTGTTCGTGTGGCGGCGAACCCGAATTCGAGGTTAATTGATTCGCCAGCGACAGATCCGCCGATGCTGATTGGTCCAGTTGTGTTTAACATTTATCGTCGCAATTCTAATGTGTCAGATCATATTTATTGATCTTACGATTTCTAGGCACCGATCATAAGTCAAGTCCGGTGATCTGAAGTTCCACCCAAAAGCGATTCGCTGAATGTCTTGTTTATTTTCTACGCCGTGAAGAACCAATGTATTTGTAAGATATGCGTTGTCTTTGATGCTGAACGTCGCATCAATTGATACTTTCGATTGATCAGCAATAAACGCTGGATGTCCATCGCCAGTAGTAACTAGATTTTCCTTTGGCGTCGAATAGCAGGTGGAGACTGCATTCTCATTACACCCTTCAATTGGGAAGTAGATTGGAATTGGGCGCCATACACGATCAATATGCGGAATCATTTGGGTGCGTGGAGGCATCTTTGTGATGGTGGCAGACTTACCCATATGCGGCAAAAGATCGCCAAAGACATCCCAAAGTGGGTCGCCATTACACTCGTGAACATCAAACCCGTTCACCATCTTTTCAAGACCCTCTGATTTTGTCCTGCCAAAATCGTATGACAAACCTTCTCGCCACATTGCGATGTTTCCGGTGCCGCGATATTCTTCTACTAAAGGCATCTTTGGATCAAAGTACTTGTAGTAAAGATCTTTGATTGCTTGAAGTTGTTCTTCAGAGAATTTGAGTTTTACGAAAAGATGATCGGTGTTCATTTTGAATCATTTAGGAAAACAATATCAACCATTAGACTTCAGCAGATTAGACAACCAACTTCCTGTGTCGAGTTCAAACCAACGGTGAGAAAATTTGCTGTCCTTTGGTTTTGCGTGATGATACGCGTGCTGCCATTCACCACCAAATGGGATGATGTATTCAAGGTACCAGCGATTCTGCGGTGCTCCGCCATAATGGCTGAGATTCACGTGAATGCGATTTGCTAGATGGACAGTAAACGTTGGAATTACGTTGACGAAGAGAAACAACGTCGGGCTGATCGCCAGCATTAACAATGCCCAACCAATAGCCACATACATTCCGTTGTTGTGAAGCCACAGGTGCTTCGGCATCTTTGATAATCGCACCGCTTGTCTTTTGAATTTCATTGGGGCAGGCTTGTAGCAATCAAGAAAGAAGCCGCGCCATCCGCGAATGTGTGTATCATCAGGGGTATCGCTCAGTGCGTGGTGCGCTGAGTGTGGCATAAATGATATTGGACTAGCATAGAAGTACATCACCGGCAAATACGCCATCCAATACATCACCTTCTCATTTGCTTCAAATGCTGAGTGCGAATAATAGCGATGAATGACCGTACTAAAAACGGTTGTGACAAGCAGATGAATTGCTAGACTAAGAAAGAAAAGATTTGACCACCCTTGCGCAAAGACAAAGGCGGACCCAATCATAGTAATTAGGAAAATCCGAGAGGTAAAGGCGTGAACGTGTTTCATTTATCTACTTGTGAATATGGGTACTCGATCCCGATGCGGCGCAATTCAAGATCAGTTAGCGTGGAAAAGAAACGGAATCCGCACAACGTTCTATTTGGATTTGTAGCAACGCCATTATGGAGGATCGTTGTGTTGACCAGCATTGGAGTGGTCAATTCGGCACGGCAGATTTCTTCTGTTTCGCTTGTCTTTGCTCGAGCAAAGTTGCTATTTGGTTCAAGACCAAATTCAGAGGCGTCCATCAAATTCACATTAGATGTTTTGTAGAACACTGTGTATGAACCGTCGCATTCTACTAGCGGGATGTTTAGCGATACTTCTGAGGCATATGGGTTGTAGGAGTCAACGTGGATGGTGTTGAGTTTTGAACCGACAAGTGAATTAGCAGAAAACAATAGGCGATTCACCTTGTGCGCGACTCCGCATCTCAACAACCAATCGTGCGTCTTTGGGCAGGCGACAAAAACGTCCTTAGCGAGAATGTTGAAGTACAATGGATTGGTACTTGTGCGTGGCGCATCCGATGCCTTCAGCGCCAGCAGTTCTTGTTGAATCTCTCCAAGATTAGGAATGTTGTAGCGACTGAAATACCAGTTCTCACGCATTGGAGTGTAGATCATAACCACTTCCCTACGATAACGTCTTCATCACCATAACCCATACGATGAAGAATAGGGCGAAAGTCATTCGACATCTTCACGTGCCAGGTAATTTTTGTAGCACCTAACTCACGCATCGCTTGCTCAGAGAATTTCAGCAACTTGATCCCAGTGGACCCAAGACGATATTCCTTCTTCAAGAATAGAACATCATTAGCGGCAACAATGATGTCTTCATAGTGAAGATGGGGTTGAACAATGAACCCGCTGTACCCAACGATGACACCTTCATCGCGAGCGGTAACAGCAAAGAATTGACCTGCCTTTTCAAGTGCCTCGTATCGTGCCCACACAGGTTTCAGAGTGACTCTTGCTTTGTTGAGTGTCAACTCTTCATAATGAGCGAGCAGCAGTTCTTTCACGTTCGGCAGAATATCGCCGAGCGGTTCCAATTGATACGTGATCATGATAGATTACTTTGTTGCGATTAATCGAGCGAACCAATATCCAATGTCAAATTGACCTGGTTCAGTGGCGTTGTTCAGCATGCGTCCTTTGCCTGCTTCGTGGTGCGACTTGTGTAACCATTCACCAGCGAATGGGAATGGGATGCCAATCCAGAATCGATTCAGCGCCCCAGACTTGTTGTGACTGTAGATGTAGAAAAGACCGCCAGTGATTTGGTGCCATGCCATTGGAATGAGATAGCAGAACAAGAAGAAATTGAATGAGACCAGTGAGGCAAGAATCGGAAACATCAACACAAACAGCACCGCATACTTGTGAGTGTAGTAATGATTCGCTTCACGAAGCAACCACTTCACTTTTGGAAGTGTGTAGGTAATCTGCTTGTGCTTCAGACGAAAGAAATACTTGAACGTTGTTTCGTGTGGGTCACGCTCAGTGTCAGAATACAGGTGATGCCCGAGGTGAATGAACACCCACATGTATGAACTACCGTTTCCAAACCCTGTTCCCCAAATGGAAAAGAACCATTGCCAGAACTTGTTTGTTTTGAAAGCGCGATGAGAGAACAATCGGTGATTGCCGACCGATAGTGTGAACATACAGATTTGGTACGTGATGAACGTGCCAATCAACCAGTATGCGCTAACCGCACCAGTGTAAAGAAGGCTGCCGCCGTAGATGATTCCGGCGATACCAACCCAAGTCATCAATGTGCGCATCCAAGCGCGAAAGTAGAAGTTCATAATGTAGGAAATCTTAGTGCTAACACTCTATTTAGAGCAGTAGCAACCACATCTCCTTTTCGAACTCGAATTTGTGTAGGTCCAGTAAAAGTCTTCTCCCCGATTGACAACTGTCCATCTACTAAGAAGATATTTGAACCGTTTTCAAAGTTCTCTGATTGTCCTTCTTCGACCAAAAGACTTGTCACGCTCGGGACGCCTTTTGGGTTCGACACATATGGGACGCACACCCAACGCGTTTCTTCAGGATAGAGACACTGAATATTTCCAGTGGTCGCCGCGATAGAATTCTTTTCAGAGTTCAACCACCCGGCAGTTCTATCTTGAAGACGTTCGCCGGTCTCAACAACCGTAACTTCTGATCGTCCGGAGATGATGTAATAAAGACCGGCAGCGTACGCACCGTCCTTAGTAAGTGGTGTAACGATTTTGCTGCCGGCATCAGCAGTACAAAGGAAGACCACATGCCCAAATGCCGCATACGGAACAGGCAACATCATATTGTGTTCTCCTCTGTTTCGGCAAGAACCTTCTGAACAATTGATCGAATGAATATTTCATTCATCTGCTCAACATCCGGTGAAGTCCATGTCGAAACAGGTTCAAGCATACCGCCTGGTTCTGGAGTAACTTCAACACCAACGAGCGACATGACTTCGTCTAACGAAACTTTTTGTTTTGGTTTTAGAAGATCTTCCTGCTTTTCGATCCAATGTTTCGGCGCGTGAATCATTACAAAATTTATCAGATCGCGCCCAGTTGGAAGCGGGGATGGGAGATCAATACTGACATCGGTGCGAGACTGTCGAATTACCCCGTCAAGAACGTCTACTGCTAGCATTTCTTCTGTGATCAAATCCGAATAGAATCGAACCACAAAAGAATGCTCTGCTTCGTTGACAGAAACAATTTTGAATTTTATCATATGTGTATGCGAAGTTTGTTTATACCACTGGTCCAGATCGTGTACCAGTTACTAACCATGTGATGTTTGAATCTCCAGACACAGCATTACCCTGTCCGCCTGTTGGTCCAGCAGCGCCATACGCACCGCCAGCACCGCCAGCACCGCCGAATCCATATCCTCCCCAAGTGCCGCCACTGTAGTTTGATCCAGCTGACCCGTTACCGCCAGCACCGCCTGAACCCCCGCCATTTGATATTGCTGCGCCTGTTGCCACAGAATATCCACGACCGCCTGCGGCACCGCCGCCATACGCAACTATTGGTGTTTTACCGCTGTAGGTTTGATACCGTGTTCCGCCGCTTCCACCGCCACCACCTCCGGATGGAACGCCAGGTGCTCCGCCTGGTCCTCCTGTACCACCAGCGCCGCCGATGATAGAAGAGTTGTTCGTAATCGAAACGGCAGAAGAGACGCTCAACGCGATGCCACCAGCACCACCAGCACCGCCGATGCCACCAGATCCAGCAGCACCACCGGCGCTCCCATGCCCGCCACCAGCATACTTCGCATTCGCATTCGCCGCCCCGCCTGCGCCACCAGCGCCGGCAGTCCCGTTTGTCCCAGTACTACCAGCAACCGCGCTGTTTGTACCGATAGCGCCGGTGATTGTCCCGTTGTTAATTAGTTTTACGCCACCAGGAAACGACCCAGTAATGGTCAATGCTGGTGTCGCAGTTGATGAAGAAGTAATTGCGCCGTTAAGAGTTGCGATTACAGGTTTTTCTCCATCCCATCCAGCGGCAAGTGCCTGAGTTCGCAAGTCAACATTGGCGCCTGGAGTCAATGTGAATGAGAACGCGCCAACGCTCCCCCAATGCCCCATCATCATTTGGATTAGTGCTGCCATTTCGAATTAACCTGCGATTTTGAGAATATACGATTGTGTTGTTGCTACACATTGAGTATCAGCAACTTGTACAGGGATCTCAACAGGACCAGTAAAGGTCGTGCCATTGATCACAACTGAACCTTCTCCAAGAAACCATTTTTCACCTGATGAGATCAGAGTTGATGATGCTGGGGCAAGCGATAGACTTTGAACTGTTGGGAGCACATTTGAATTGCCGACGAACGGGATAACAATCCAAGTTGAATCTTCAGCAAACGTACAAACCAGAGTTCCTGGGGTAGCAGCATTTTCAGAAGCATGTTCTGAGTTCAACCAACCCGGTGTTCTGTCGACAAGTACTTCATTAGTTTCTTGAACATGGAGTTGTGCCTTCCCTTTTAAGAAGTAATAAATCCCCACTGGATATTTTCCATTAGCGTCAAGTTCAATGAACTGGACTTCACCGCTTGTTGCGGTTGAAATAAAAGCATTGTAACCGAAGATTGTAGTTTGAGATGGTGTCATGTGAATTCCTAAGTGTGTCGTGAGTATTTATCGCGCTGATTTATCTAGCAAGCGCAAACTTGGTTGGTGCCTCAGCAAAGGCGGCAAACATATATGTTTGCCCATTAGAATTTGCCGGGGCAAAGATTGTTCGTACCTTAAATCCAGTAGCGGTGAAGTCTATCGACAGGACGCTTAAAGGATCTTCTGCTAACGGCACATTTAAGAATAACGCGTGTGCTGCCACCATTGGCGCTGAATTGAATTTGTCGCGGGAAGAATCAATAACAACCCAATCACCTGCAGAAGAAATACATTTGACCATCACATACGCCGGTCTGAATCCGCAGTTGACAAATGGTCCATTTTCATTACCGTTCCCGATATATGTTCCAAACTTAGAGAATCCAGGAACTTCAGACCAGAGGTACGCGATGTGTGATGAAAAGTTTTCATTGACACCTGCCCAGGTGTCTACATAGAAAGTAGTCGATGTTGGGGCAACACCGGTCCAAACTGACAGACCATTATTAGTTGATGCGTAATCAAGATTCAAATACAGATTGTCGGTGATTGGAAGCGAATAGAAATACACACCCCAACTCACAGCGCTGCTATCAATGTTTTTAATCCACATCATTTTTGGAACAGCGCCCAGCGAATGTGAAATACCTTGGTTATATCCAGTGCCGGCGTATTGAACAACGTCAAATCCAGGAGTCACGCCCTTCTTCCACATCCACGAAACATATGTTCTACCAGGTTCACAAACGTTTTTATTGTAGTCAGTGTTTGTTGGTGGATTCGTTCCTGATCCTGCGGCAGATTCAAGGTATCCATTTACAAAGTTGGCGATATACCCGTATGTAAAAGTGTCCAAACCCGTACCAACTGACAGACTGGTGTTAGTGTTTAGTTCTTGAGTAGCGCCTGGTCCACGAACTGAATCATAGACCATGCTGTTGTTCGCAAATGACTTAGACTTGTAGACGACAAGATCAGGAATAAAACCAGGTGTTGTTGCGAGATACGTTGTGTAGTCAGTTGACCCAAGATCAACGCTGATAGCGTTGAAATAGGCATTTGACTTTACAATTGTCGGTGTTGCCAGATTGCCAGTATGAAGCGCATTATGGTCCGCCGGCGCAGAGTATGCGAATGGGCGCTGTCCAAAATTGAAAGTGTAAT